AGGAGCAAAGCATGCCGAATAAAGATTTTTGCGCCATATGTGGCGATGATATTACAGACGAAGAGGTTTGTATGTGTAACAATTGCGGCGACATTTGCTGTTGTGTGTGTTACAACGCGAGCATGGAGTTATGCGACCGTTGCTCGGCAGAAGAGGAAGAACTTTATGCGCAGCGTCACGGTAGCCCCTTTGGGGACATACACGGCGCGCCGGATGGGGGTTGAGGTGGTTGTCATGGGCATAGAAGAAATGGTCGGGGCGGCAATCGAGTACATACTTACAGCGGATAACCAGCGCGAGGCGTACATGGAGGTCAGCCGCCAAATGCAGAAGCACGGCGCGAAAGTATACCTGCACTTTGTCTGCCAGTACATGAAGGCATTGGACTTGATACGGGAGGCTTGCTTATGATTTGCAAATGCTGGAGCAAGCAGGGCATGTTTGCCCTACGGATAGATAGCTACGACAAGCAAGGCACTAACAGGATAGGAACCGCCAAACAGCAACGCGAGAAGGACATCTGCCTAACCTGCACCCTGCCTGTGTGCAAGGGAAATTGCCCAAAGGTAAGGCGGGCATAGGAGGAACTATGTGTAAGATTTGCGGGAATAGCATTTGCAGCGAGGGGAATTACTGGGAAATGTTTTATGCCGACGACAACGACAGCGAAAACAATGAAGATAGCGAGGATGAGGACGATGACGAAGTATAAGGCAACCATTTACGGGAGCAAGGGTATTGGGAAAGTCGAAATCAACAATCTCTTTGACAGTCTCGCCGAAGCCCGTATTGCCGTCAACCAGTGGTGCGCCGACTTACTCCGGCACGGAGCGCATATGGTCGTTGAAACCGTTGAGACGGAGGAAGAAGAATGAAAAGGGTGCTTAAAGCCGAGGTTCTTGCAGATAAATCCCTCATGACCGAAGCGGAGTGGCGGGCACAGCGCCGCGTCGGAATAGGCGGAAGCGACGCGGCGGGCATCCTCGGGCTGAACCCTTACAGCTCTGCCTTTCAGGTTTATTGCGACAAAATCGGGCTGACTGACGGCGATGAGGACAATGAGGCGATGCGTCAGGGGCGCGACTTTGAGGCTTATGTTGCCGGGCGTTTCGAAGAAGCAACCGGCAAAAAAACAAAAAATTGTAATTATGTACTCATTAGCCGCAAGCACCCTTATGCAATAGCTAACGTTGACCGCCTTATCGTCGGAGAGAAAGCCGGGCTTGAGTGTAAGACCACGAGTGTACTCAATAAAACGGATTTTAGCGCGGGAGACGTGCCCCCGCAGTATTACGTGCAGTGTATGCACTACATTGCTGTTACCGGGGCGGAACGCTGGTACTTAGCAATACTTGTGTTAAACAAAGGATTCCATGTCTTTACCATCGAGCGCAACGAAGAGGAGATACAGGCACTTATGTCGGCAGAGGAAACGTTTTGGCGGGAGAATGTCTTGGCAAAGCAAGAGCCTGCTCCGGACGGAAGCAAGAAGGCGGGAGAGATAATCAAGAGCCTCTATGGGTGGGGGCGCGACGATTTAGAATGCGATTTAACTCCTTTCGAGAACGAACTCGCCGCCCTTGTGGGCGTAAAGGCACAAATCAAGGAATTAGAGGGCAAGGAAGATTTTTTAAAGCAAAGCATCCAAGCCTATATGAAAGAGGCTACGGTGGGCAAATATGACCGCTACAGCGTGTACTGGCGAAACGAACTGCGCTGCGGTATAGATACGGAGCGCCTTAAAAAAGAGCAACCTGAGCTGGTAAAGGCCTACACGAAAACCACCTCTCAACGGAAATTTATTATAAAGGAGATAAAAGACACATGACGCAAACTAATCAGAAAGGGATTATATCCCAAGCGACAGCAGATGTGGCGGAGGCAAAAAAGCCGCAAACGCTCATCGGCTACGTCAAAGAGATGGAGGGTCAGTTCGCCAAAGCTTTGCCGCGGGTTATGACTCCGGAGCGTTTTACCCGGATAGCCCTTACGGCACTACGCAACACCCCCGCACTCATGAAGTGCTCGAAGGAGAGCTTCCTCGGCGCCCTTATGAACGCCGCACAGTTGGGCTTAGAACCTAACACACCGCTCGGGCAGGCTTACCTGATACCCTACGGCGGGCAGTGTCAGTTCCAAATCGGATACAAGGGCTTGATTGACCTTGCGTACAGGAGCGGGGAAATTACCACCATGCAGGCGCACGTCGTACACGAAAACGATGTTTTCGATTATGAGTACGGCATCGAGCCTAAGCTCAAGCACGTACCTGCAAAAAGCGACCCCGGCAAGCCGGCATATGTATATGCTACGTTCTCCCTCAAAAACGGTGGATACAGCTTTGAGGTCATGAGCATGGACAATGTGCGCGAGTTTGCAAAGAAGTACTCGAAAGCGTTTAACAACGGCCCGTGGCAAACGAACTTTGAAGAGATGGCGAAGAAAACGGTACTTAAAAAGGTCTTGAAGTATGCGCCTATCCGCAGTGATTTTCTTACCGCCGCATTTGTAACCGACGACAAGACCGCCACGTATGACGACGCGACCGACAGCGTTGTAATCGATTATGAGACCGGGGAGGTTTCAGACGGCGCTCAAACCGCGCAGGCGACATGATCACCTTTACGGTTCCCGGCCAGCCGCAAGGCAAAGGCCGCCCGAGGTTTGCAAAGGTCGGGGGGTATGTGAAAGCGTATACCCCCGAGCAAACCGCAAGCTATGAGAGCTTTATCAAGCTGGCGTATTACAAAGCAGGGGGCGGGATGTCGGAAAAGCCCGTTAAATTGACTGTCAGGGCGTTTTATCTCGTGCCCGATAGCTGGAGCAAGAAGAAGAGAATAGCCGCTCTTGGCGGCGGTGTGCGCCCCACAGTGAAGCCTGATATAGACAACATAGTAAAGGTCGTATGCGACGCTCTCAACGAGCTTGCTTACTCGGATGATAAGCAAATAGTGGCTTTAGAATGCTACAAGCATTACGACGTTGCGCCGAGGGTGGAGATAGAGATAAAGGAGGTTGTATGACGACTGAAAGCAAACTCGACATTGCGTCTAACAAGGCCGAATTTATCAGCCGTATATCTTGTGCGGAGCGTGAAGGGGTAGATTTTTTGCTTAATTACCTTGATGCATCCGGATTTTTCGAAGCTCCCGCAAGCACTAAGTATCATATGAGTTGCGAGGGCGGGTTATGTAAGCACAGCCTTAGCGTGTGCGACCGCCTGTTAAACAACCTTGAGGCTAAGCTGCGATACCCTACAGAAACCCTTGTTATCTGCGCTCTGCTGCACGATGTATGTAAGGCTAATTACTACGCCGTAGATTACCGTAACGTCAAGCAACCCAGCGGCACGTGGGCAAAGGAGCCGTACTACACAGTCAAGGACGGATTCCCTTACGGCCACGGCGAGAAATCCGTCTATATTGTTGGGAAACACGTTTGTCTTACTGACGATGAAGCAATGGCTATACGCTGGCACATGGGTGCTTTCGACGAGGCTCACAAAGGCGGCAGTATGCGCTCGGACAGGTGTTTAAGGATTATCCGCTTGCGCTGCATCTACATATTGCAGACTTGCAGGCAACGTACTTAGATGAGTAGGAGGCAGCCCAATGAAAGCATATGAGAAACCCAAGATTGAGGGCAACAGGCGAGAGCTGTGCAATATCATCTACAGGGCGGCCCTTGAGGTAAACCGGACCAAAGACGAAATAGAACTTATTTTGTTCCCCGGCGTAAAGCCCGGAAGCAAAGACCGTCAAATACGTGACCTTGTAAGCGACATAAAGAAATATGCACCCGTGGTTAGTCCGTCAGACGGTAAAGGATTTAAAATCTTGAGGCGCAGAACCCCGGAGAACATAGCTGCGGCCCGGCATCAGATAGCCGAGTACTATAGCAGGATAGCGGATTTTAAGGCCAGTATAGACCCGCTTGAAGAGTTTGTAGAAGGGAGGTGATAGCTTGAGCGTCGGGCTAAGAAATTTTCTGCTCGATTGCGAAATGAATCCTAAAATGGACTTGCTGGAATCCGAATTCGGAACGAAGGGATTCGGAGTGATGATAAAACTGTATCAGTACATACTCGGCAAGTCGTACTTTGTGAAATGGGATATGGATGTAGGGTTGACGTTCTGTCGGAAATGGTGTCCGGATGTGGGTATCAACCTTGTTTCTGAAGTAGTGGATTGCGCACTAAGGCGTGGCATCTTTGATAAACCTTTGTTTGAACAGTACGGAATTCTGACAAGCAAGCGAATTCAAGAGTCGTACCTATTCGGCGCAAAACGCTTTAAAAGAGTGGAACTTCTTTATGAGTATCTACATCCTTCCATTTGCACTTTTTTAGAGATTGTAAACATTTCGGGTAGAATTGTAAGCAAAAAGATGGAAAATGTATGCATTTTACCACCTATAGAAAAGAAGAGAATAGAACTGAATAGAACAGAAGAAGAAAAGGCTCCGCCGCTTCAGGAAATACCTCCTTCTTCATTCTCTTACGGTGAGGCGAAATGCCTTTACGAACAATACGCCCCTACGTATTTCAAAGCTGAATACGCCGAAGAAAACGTAGATACGGACTACCGCAACGGGCAAGCCTTCGAAAGCGCCAAATCCGATGAGCGCGACCCGTTAGCCGAGGAGTCTTTTATAGAACTCCTTAAACGCGCCGAAAAAGCCGAGTACCTTAAAACGCGCAAGAATATCGGGCTTAGGCAAATCATTGAGTGGCGAGGCTCTATCATGGCGGGCAAGTATGACACCTTATTTAAAAAGGAGGGAGGAGACAGTGGAAATAAGCGAGCTGAGCCGCATATCCCCGAACATCTCAAAAAGCGCATTTGAGCGCGCCGAGGAACGGATTAAAAAAAACAACCCCGAGGTATATGCCGCATACATGAAACTAAACGAGGTCAGTGGCTACAGCAATCTGGGCTACGACGACAAACTAATAATCTGCAAAGACCGCGCCGAATCATATAATCGCAGGAAGGGGAGTTTAAACACTCGCAGGGACAAAGACGGCAATATCCGCCCCGGATGGGATTACGACTGTCCGATATGTCAAAATCGCGGTAATTACGCGTACTATGTCGATAAGCCTCAAGGTAATGACGATACAGGAGAGACGCCGCGGGTGAACTATGCTTTTTGCAGCTGCATGGACATTCGGGAAAACAAGGTTCGCGCTGAGGCTTCCGGATTAGGTCATAAAGCAGATGTTTACACCTTCGACAGATTCGACGACGACGAAGATTGGAAGTTGATGATAAAACTAAGCGCGCAAAGCTATGTCAAAAGACCGCAGGGTTGGTTTTTTGTAGGCGGCTCGCCCGGCACAGGGAAAACGCATATCTGCACGGCAATCACCTCGGAACTAATTAAAAAGGGACACAAAGCTCGATGGGTGCAGTGGGTTGACACGGTAACGAGGCTAAAACAGATAAAGACGGACAGCTACGAGTATGGGCGCGAAATACAATCGCTGAAATCTTATCCAGTGCTGTACATAGACGATTTCTTCAAACCCAAAGGATTGCAGGACAAAGGGCCTACGGAAGCCGACATTGATATTGCTTTCGATGTTTTAAACTTTCGATATAACGCTGATCTGCCGACTATCATAAGTTCCGAACGTATGACCGATGAGCTTGTAAGGCTTGACGAAGCCACAGGGAGCCGGATTGTAGAAAAAGCCAAATACCACAAATTCGATATTGCCGGAGGCCCCGACAGAAATTACAGGTTCAAGGAGTGACTATGAGTAGTAGAATTGAACGTCGCCTGCGCAAAATCGCCCGACTTAACACCGCGGCAGAGGTCAGCATCATGCGGTGGACGCGGTTTGAGCTGAGCGACAAATACAAAGACATCTGCGCAAGGGCGCGGATATTTAGGAGGGAACATGAACAAAACAAAGATAGATTGGTGCGATGCTACAATTAACCCCGTAGTCGGATGCTCTCGGGGCTGCGAATATTGCTACGCCCGCAAAATCAACGACAGGTTCCATATCGTGCCTGATTTTAGTAAGCCGCAGTTCTTTCCAGAACGCTTGAAGCAGTTTGGAAGCAAGAAGCCTAAGAGTATTTTCGTAAATTCTATGAGCGATGCAGCGGAATGGAGTGATGAATTTATTGAGGCGACTTGCGACGCGATGAAAAATAACCCGCAGCATAATTATATTTTCCTGTCAAAAGATTTTGAAAAACTTGCGGACGGTTTTAATGATTACGCGAGAGAAAAAGGGCTTAACAAATTGGAAGATAGACTTTTTTTAGGCTTGACTTTCGAGGGCGGCGACTTTTATTTGGGCGATTATCGCCCCGATTTTTATAACTTTGAGCCACTGTTAAACAGGATTGATTTTATTGACGATATTTGCGGTGAGGGTTGTGCGCTTATAATTATTGGCGCAGAAACGGGCAATCGGCACGAAAAAATTATTCCGCACAAGGAATGGATTGACGACATCGTGCGTGAGGCCGACAGGTGCGGCATACCCGTGTTTATGAAAGAATCCCTCCGCAACATCATGGGCGCCGACTTCCGGCAGGATAAGCTGATATGGGCGACAGAATAGAACGCCGCCTCCGCGCCATCGCCCGGCTTAACAGCAAGGCAGAGCAGGCTATCCGCCACTGGGAGTGGTGGTCGCGGACGGAGAGGTATAAGAGCATTGTAGCGAGGATGGAGTATTTTAGGAGGATAGGGACATGAAAATAGTATTTGCAAAACACGAAGACCCAAAGGAATACGCTTTCGAGGTGCAGCCCGGACAGCAGATAGAGAAAGGCGATTTGCTGTTTTTGGAAACCTGTCAGGGCAAGACCTTTGCCTTCGCTTCGTCAGGCACAGAGGAAGCAAGCGCGGGGGTACTGGAACGGCTCGGGGCATACATCCCCTTGAAGAAGGTGCTGGGCTATATCCCACGCGAGAGGTTTTCGGACGCGATCGTGCAAATCGGCAAAAGCATGGCAAGAAGCCAGGAATTGCCGTTTTAGGGAGGAAACCGATGAACAAATGTAAATTTTGCGGAGAGCGGATTGAAAAGGAGGATATGTATGAATGTCATCTTTGCGGGAAGCTCGTATGCGAGAAATGTCTCTGTAAGTATGATATTTGCCCGCCGTGCGCAGATGAGCGGGAAAAAGAGTACGCCAAAACGCACTTTACTCCGTACGGCAGTATTTTTTAAGAGGATGAAATAGCAATGGGAAAAGAATTTAAGGTTACATGCGATAGTTGCGGAGTAGACGTCTGGAGCAAGAAGTACTTTACGCTAAATATCCGGAAGGTAATTAACGGCAAGCAGACGATAAACCCGGCAATATATCTTTGTCCGAAGTGTTTTAGGGAGACAAAGCTGGCACTGCTTTTGTGCGATTTGGGCGAAACGGAGGAACAATGAAAATCTACATAGCCGGACGCATAACCGGCACAACGGATTACATGGAGCGGTTTGCCGCAGCAGAGGAAAGGCTAAGGGTAGCCGACTACGAGCGCACCATGAGCGGGGAGGAGTAAAATGCTGAAAGAATACAGAATCGACGATGAGGGGAGGACGCCTAAATGTGGATACTCGTGGCAATCTTGGTAATAGCCTAAATCACAACGGCCGCGCTGTATTTGGCAGGCGATGATAGGAGGGAAAACGATGTTTAAGTGTAAAAAATGCGGGTTTTTTGATTATGAACTCAAAGAAAAACCTAACGGTTCGGGAACCGCAACAGGCTTGTATTGCAAGACCTGCGGGTTTTGGCATAAGTGGATAGGCAAAGACGAGTTGGTAAGATATAAAGCTGGTTTGTATCAGGGCAAGCCCGAACCCGATACAACGGCCGAAATCGCCGCCCTGAAAGCGGAGATTGAGTGGTTGAGGGTATTAGCCGAAAAGCAAACGCCGTGTGAAATAAATGATTACATAGACGAAAATTACGAAAGACACATGGAATGCCCTATCTGCGGCTGTGGGCAGAAATTAGGAGGAGGTAACCGATGAACAAGCTGATTGAGAGGCTGGAGAGGCGAAGGACGATGAGCTGCCCGACAGAGAGTAATTATATATATTTTACGTGTGATAGATAGAGGTAGTAAGGAGGCAGGAAGTGACAAATACAGAAGTAAGGCAAATACTTAGCAGCTATCTTAATCTTTCGGGGCTAGAAAGAATAAAAAAAGACAGGCTTGACGCGGCTAAAACAGAACTCGAAAGAGCCAAGAAAGCCATAAACGAATCAATTGAAAACGCTTGGTTCCAAAAGCCCGGTATTGACAATGTCAGCGTCCGGTCATCTCCGCCTCTTGAATCATTGAATAAGGTGGAGCGGCTGGGATGCAGCAGGGCGACGCTTGATTACATAGATAATTGCGAGGGGCGTATCGAGAAGCTGCAAACGGATTATAATAGAACATTCGTTGCGCTAATGAACGCCGAAGACGAGCTAAGGGAGATAGTCAGCAAGCTGCCCCCCAGAGACCAAACGCTTGTTATTGAGCGGTACATGCAGGGCATCGACCTAGATGCAATTGCTAAGAAATATTATTACGATCCGGACTATATCAGAGTAAAGTTTAGTCGGATTTATAAAAAAATCACAAAAGCAAAGTGATAACAAAAAGTAACAAAAGTTGTGTTATAATATCATTGTGCAGTAATCCCCGACCGCACATCATCAATCCTTATCGGCATCAGGCAGTCCTCACGGGCTGTCTTTTGCTATGCTCGGAGGTTAAAATGGCGAAGGACAAATACAGCCTTGTAGAAGACAACTTAATAACGATAGAAGGCTGGGTACGCGACGGAGCCACGAATGAAGAAATTGCCAAAAGGCTCGGCATAGGCAAGACCACATTTTATAAGTATATTGCCGAGCACTCCGAACTTTCCGAACTCCTTAAAAAGGGAAAGGGCATAGTAGACACCCAAGTCGAGAACGCCTTGCTTAAGCGGGCTATGGGCTATAAGTACGAGGAGACCACGCAGGAGCTACGCGACGGCGAAATGGTCGTGACAAAGGTTGTCGTCAAGGAAGTCGCTCCCGACACCACCGCGCAAATCTTTTGGCTTAAGA